ACCGTAACTGCGGCTTGGGCATCAAAGAAAATAGCCTTCGCAAAAAAACAAACCCCTGAGAAGATTCTAATTATTGCCAATAAATTGGACACCGCCCAAGAGATGGCTAACAAAGTAAGAGGGTTTATTGAACAATGGCCGTCTTGGGTTGATATTGGATTTGCGAAAGAAAAGAATTCACAGAGACATTACAAATTAACAAATGGTTGTGAGGTAAAGGCGGTAGCAACATCTAAGGATGCTTTACGTGGTTATACACCAACAATACTGATATTTGATGAGGCGGCTTACATTGAGGCGGATTCAGATTTTTGGTCAGCCTGTATGGCTTCACTATCTACGGGTGGTAAAGTTATTGTAATTTCAACACCAAACGGGTATGACCCCATTTATTACGAAATCTATGACCAGGCTTTAAGAGGATTTAATGATTTCAAAATATCTGAAATGTTTTGGTATAGAGATCCAAGATATACCAAAGATATGTTCTTGGTTAAAACGGATGATATTATTCACTATTTGTTAAATAAGGAACAATACCCAACAGATGCAGTAGTGAAAATAGAGCATTATCACCCAAATAGTGGTGACCACGAAAAACTAAAACCTTATTTTAAAGACGGATTTAAACCTTGCTCTTCTTGGTTTGAGGGGATGGTAAAGAAGTTAAAATACGACAAGAGAAAAGTTTCTCAGGAATTGGAGTGTAACTTCCTTGGATCTGGTGATAACGTATTTGATTCAAAGACACTTACCAAGATTCGTGAAAATACTATTTCAGAGCCGGCAAATAAGATGATGGCAAATTCCTTATGGATATGGAAAGAACCTGTAATTGGTCACAAATACATTATGGGTATTGACGTATCAAGAGGTGATAGTGAGGATTATTCAACATTCCAAATTATAGATTTTGATGAGAGGGAACAAGTTGCTGAATATGTTGGTAAGATACCGCCAGATATAATAGCGGATATAGCATTTAAATGGGCTAATATGTATTCTTGTTTTGTTGTTATTGATATAACAGGAGGAATGGGTGTATCCACCTCTAGAAAAATGCAGGAGTTGGGTTATAGGGATTTATATGTTGATGGTGTTGATTACCAAAACAAATGGAAATACGACCCAAAACAAAACGAAAAAATACCAGGTATTAACTTCAATAGTAAGAGAGTTCAAATTATTGCGGCGTTTGAGGAAGCGGTTAGACATAATTTTATTATCCATAGTAATCGTCTATTGAATGAGATGAATACTTTTGTTTATATCAGTGGTAGACCTGACCATCAAAAGGGTCAACACGATGACTTACTTATGTCAATTGCCATGGCAATTTATGTTGGCGAATCTTCATTTAGTCAATTAGGTAAGGTTACCGAACATACAAAAGCCATGTTGGAATCTTGGACGGTTAATGTTGATGAGTCTCCGGCTAAGTCAATTGCGTTCAATCCAGGATCACCAAATATACAACAAAGATACCAAGACCCAAGACAACAAGGCGCATCAAGGCAGGACTATATTGACTATAGTTGGTTATTTGGTGGTAAACGCTGATATTTATCAAAATATCCAAAATACTAGTGTTTAACTATTTATGGATATAGTTAAATTTATTATATGGAAAATAACAATAATCAAAATTTGACCGTTTGGCAAAGATTAACCCAAGCCTTCGGTCCTTACTCATTATTAGGCCAAGATTATCCGACCTACAAATACGATAAGACGGAATTACTAAAAACAAATAGTAAACAACAATACGAGAAGGAAAAACTCCAAGCTCAACAAACATTCTACTTATCCAATCAATGGACTAAGATTGAGAATAATTTATATACCCAAGCAACTTATTACGAACCAACAAGATTAGCATCATTCTATGATTTTGAATCTATGGAGTATACCCCCGAAATATCCACGGCGTTGGATATCTATGGTGAGGAATCTACCACGGTTGACCAAAATGGTGATATGATTCAGATTTATTCTGAATCACAGAGAATTAAATCAATATTATCAGATTTATTTAATAACAATTTGGATATTAATACAAACTTACCAATGTGGACAAGAAATGCTTGTAAATATGGTGATAATTTTGTTTATTTAAAATTGGATACTGAAAAAGGCGTTGTTGGTTGTATGCAGTTACCAAACATTGAGATTGAGAGATTGGAGATGGGTATGGCATCAAAAACTACCAATACCGAACAAGATCCAAGAAATACTGGGTTGAGATTTAAGTGGAAAGCCAAGGATATGGAATTTAATTCTTGGGAAATCGCCCATTTTAGATTATTGGGTGATGATAGAAAGTTACCTTATGGAACTTCTATGTTGGAAAAAGCGAGAAGAATTTGGAAACAATTATTATTATCTGAAGATGCGATGTTAATCTACAGAACATCAAGAGCTCCTGAAAGAAGAATGTTTAAGATATTCGTGGGTAATATGGATGATAAGGATGTTGAGCCATATGTTCAACGTATGGCTAACAAGTTTAAACGTTCTCAGGTTGTTGATAATAACACAGGTAATGTTGATATGAGATTTAACCAAATGGCGGTTGATCAAGATTACTTTATACCTGTTAGAGATGCTTCGGCACCTGACCCAATAACAACACTCGCTGGGGCAACTAACTTATCGGAAATCGCCGATATTGAGTATATTCAAAAGAAACTATTAACCGCATTAAGAGTTCCAAAAGCGTTCTTAGGTTTTGAGGAAGTTGTTGGTGATGGTAAGAATCTATCATTGATGGATATTCGTTTTGCGAGAACTATTAATCGTATTCAAAAGAGTATGTTGGCCGAGATGAATAAAATCGCCATTATCCATTTATTTCTTTTGGGTTTTGAAGACGAGTTATCTAACTTTACATTAGCATTATCTAATCCATCAACACAGGCTGATTTGTTAAAAATTGATGTTTGGAAAGAGAAGATATTATTATATAAAGATGCGGTTGCCGGAATTGAAGGTATTGCTCCCGTATCACAATCTTGGGCTAAGAAACATATCTTAGGATTCTCTGACGAAGAGATTAGATTGGATTTACAACAACAAAGAATTGAGAAAGCGGTCGCGGCCGAACTTACAAATACACCAACAATTATTGTTCATACAGGTATATTTGATAATATTGATAAATTATACGGACAACAATCAGGAACAACCTCCGCTTCTGCTGCGGTACCACCTCCACCACCTGGCGGAGATATGGGTGGCGATATGGGAGGTTTTGAACCACCAATGGGTGGAGAAGAAGGTGGAGGTATCGCACCGCCACCACCAGGGCCAACTCCGGGTGGAGAAGCGGGAATAACTCCTGAATCTTTAAATAGAGATAGTGCGAATATATTATTAGAAAATAGTAGTTTAGTATCTGAAAGTGAGTATATAAATTTATCTAGAGCGAAGAATTCTTTAGGTGAAATGGAGAAAGAATTGAAAAGATTGTTAAAAGATTGATATTTATATAAAAACATTTAAAGAGATGGTAAAATTTGGTATATTAAAAACGAAAATTGAAACTCTATTATTGGAGTCATATAGTAATAACACATTTAAGAATGAAATAAAAACATTCAATAAATTGGTTCTTAGTAATAAAAATATCTCTAAGTTATTTTATCTATATGATGAACTAAGTTCTAATAAGGGTTTGAGTGAGAGTATCGCAAAAGAATTCGTATTTGAATCCATTACACTTTATGAGAATATAATTAATAGAGTTCAAGATAAGGACATTAAATCCATTATGGGGTGGGTGTCTAAAATAAAGGTAGATAATCAATACGAACATATTGATAATTTATTGGGTAGATCAAATGATGTTTTAAATTTAGAGAATAAAATTAAAAACAAAAAAATTGTTGTAGAAAATTTACAAAAAGAACCTTATTGTGAAAATAATACAAATATTAACATACCAATAAATTCAATGTTAAACATCGCAAATAAATCATATTCAGAGTATATTAGTAACCTTACCGAATCGGAACAAAAAGAGGTTATAGGTCTATTAAAAATGGATGAATCAACATTAGAAAGGACATTTAACGAGTTAAGAGATGATGCTATTGTTAAACTAACATTATTAACGGTAAATGAGGGTGATGAGTCAGTTAGAAATACCATTAATGAAACAATAGATAATATTAAAATCAAAACTCCAGATAGGTTAGAATTAGTTAAATTGCGTTCATTAATTGAGAAACTTTAATTTTTTGACAAAATAGTAATATTAACCTATAATTCCTAAAACAATAAACACATTAATAATGGAATTATGAAGAAGGGTAAAACCTCAAAATTAGTCGGTTACAAATCATCAAAAATTAATTACGGGACAGTAGATTCAAAACATCTTAAATCACTTTACATTAATATACAATCTTGGGTTGAGCCGAACGACGATTACGAAAATTGGACAAGAATTGTCCTAAATATGTCAAGAGCGGTAAAACACTCAATCTACGAAACAATCAACAGGGAGATATTTGATGAGAATTTTATAGTTGATTTAGATTTAAGAACAAGTGGAATACAATACAAAAAAAGGTCTTTTATGAATTTAGAAATAAATTTATTCTTAATGAATGAAATTGATTTCAAATCCCCCGAACTTAAAAAATCCATTAAAGATATAGTTAACTCAATACACAATGACGTGTTCAAAGGTAATGAATATTTTAAATTTCACGTTAGTAAAAAAGACAAATCTGTATTAGTTGAGGCATAAATATAAAGTTCGCGGTATTTATTGTTAAAATAACATATGAGCGAATATAGAATTTTAAAAGGTAACGAATCAGGTAAGAAAGGTATTCTTATTGAGGATGACGCAGG